GACCCCGACGAGGGCGCCGGACACGAGCGGGGCCTTCTCCCCCAAGAACTTGAGCGTGTTCGCGTACGCAAAGACCGCCTGCGTGTATTGCGGCAAGAAGGCCTCGGCCACCTTGACCCGCATGTCTTCCAGGTACCGCTCGGTCGACTTGATTTGCTTGCCGGCCGTCCCCATCGCCGCCTCGTACGTGCCGGCGATTGCCGCTCCCGACGCCAGGACCACATTCGCCCGCGCTTGCGCTTTCTGTGTCTCGGTCAACGACTCCGCGCTCAGGCCCAGCTGTCGCGCGAGCTTGCGGTAGCTCGCTTCGAAGTCCACGTTGATGCCGATCGTGCGGAGCACTTCAGTCCGGCCGCTCTCGATCCCGTGGATCAGGGTATCGAAGGCTTCCGAGGAGTTGAGATTGCCGATGACTGCGGCGTCTTGCGCAACACGAGCCAGTTTGGTCGCCTGACTCAAGTCCAAATGGGCCTGCGCCATGCGAATAATATTTTCGCGCGCCTCGATCGCGCTGATGCCGGTCTTCATCAACGCGCCTTGCAGGGCAGACAGCTGGGCGCCGGTTTGTCCGGCGGTTCGCCCGACGACATCCAAGACCACGCCCAACGTTTCGTAGCGCGCACCAAGGTCGACGGTCTCTCTGGCCCATTTGGCGGCTTCGTAGAGACCGAAGAGCTCGGCGAGGCGCTTGACCGTTTCGCCGAGCTCGTCGCCCTTTTTGCCCGTCTTCTCCATTTCCTGGCCGAGGAGCCGAACCTGCGAGACGGCGCCGGTGGCATCGACCGTGATGCCGAGAGTGACCACGTCCATTAGCCACGCTCCGGATTCGGCAGCGGCCATGCCGCGCCCGCATCGACCACCGTCGTCCCGTGGCCAGCCGTGGCACTCTCATCGTCACGCAAGGCCGCGCGCCACGCGGCGTCGAGCGCGAGGAGCGCGCGGACCTCATGCGGCGCGGGATCACAGTGCGTCAAACTCGCCCACGCGGCGATGTCCTGATGCGTGAGTGGTGCTGGCCCGCTCATCCCTTCGCCGCGTGCGGCCGCGAGCTCGCCGAACCAGTGGTGGAGATACCGGAGCGGTTCGGGATACGGAGGGGCGTGTAATCGTGCGAGCGCCTCCGCGCTTCCGCGCTTGGCGGCGAGTTCCCAATGCGCACGCTGCGCCGCCCCGTCTGGTCCGAGACGGGCACCGCGTGCGTCACAGGTCACGACGTCCATCAGCTCGCCGAGCGCGTGGAGAAAAAACGTTCGTGATTGCTCATCGCGCGCTCCACCTGCGTGCGAATATGCTGCGCCTTGGGCGACGACAGCACGGCGCTGACATTGGTTGTGGTGCACGGGAGTGGTTTGCCCGAGGCGAAAAACCCATCCCACGCGAGTACGCAGCCCGCCACCCGCTCGAGCGCGTCCTCCTCGGCGAATTCGAGGAAATCGCCGCCATGTCCGATCCGCTTCCCCACGCGCCGCGATTGCGTTTTGACAATGTCGCGGTACGTGTTGGAGTACGTTCCGGCCACAGTCACCGTGACCGGCTTGCGGTCATCGCCCTCGCCGTAATACATCAAATCGTCACGTGCGTCGCGGAGGTGGATGACCTGTCCCTCCTCTTCGATAGATGCGATGTCCGGCGCGGTGTTGATGTCAAATCCCTGCATGTGCGTGCTCCTCAGTAATGTTCTGCACCCCCAGCCACTGGCACGCCCGGGACAAGACCGGCAGTGGACTTACGGGGATGCAGAACGTCATGGCGTACGTGGTGTTCGGTCCTGCAGCTCGACGGCGGCGTGCACGGCGACGAGCCTTCTGTGGTGCGAGACTACGCGTCGTTCTCGTCGAGATGCTCCGGGATCGGCAGCGCTTCTGCGGCATCCAGCCTATCAGCGACATCCACGCGAGGTGTGATCGATGGACTGACCGCATCCAGCGTCCACCAGCCGCTCCCGTCGGACTGATCGCTCTGGTGCGGCGCATCCTCGACCACGACGCGACTATCGCCGACGGTGTACACGAGATCGAGGCGCTTCAGCCCCAGTGGTCCCGCGCCGACAATGTCGAGCACGGTCGCGGTGTGCGACATTCCCCACGCATCGCAATACCGCACCTGTTGACCGATGCGCATGGCTATGCTCCCGAGCTGCAAATGTTGGCAATCGTACCGTCGTAGCCGGTGGCGGCCGCCTTCGGGCCCACCATGAGCTGCAACGTTTCGATCTTGGCGCCGTCGCCCCCACCGACCGGCGCGGAGAGCGCGCTGATCTTGACGCGCGGAATAAAGAAGGACACGCACGCCGGCGGGGATCCCGTCGGCTCTTGGAGCAGGATCGAGATTTCGAATTCGGTCTCGGCGTCATACAGCGTGAGGTTCGCGAAGTCGGACCGAAGCCCCGTCACCGATCCCGACACCTTCAAGTCGTTGTCGAAAATGTCCGCCGTGACGAGGGACCCGATCGTCGGTTCGCCTTTCGCCGTAATCTCGAAGGTGAGATCAAACCCCGTGAACGTCGCGACCGCCGCGCCGTTCTTGCGGATCGAGCTGTCGTCGGCGATCAGCCCGAGGCTCGTCGTCAGCGTTGGTGACGTGAACCATGGCGATGATCCGCTCGCCAAGACCGTGCGGTCCATCCCCAAGAACGCCCATGTCGCCGTTGCCATGGCACCAGGTTTGAACGAGAGCGCCAGGCTGATCGCGCGGCACCCGAGAAAGAGTTCTGAGAGATCTGTGTCGACGTCGTACTGTTCGATCGTATGCGCATAGCGCGTCGGTGTCGCCCCGTTGATCACCTTTTTGAGGCGTGTCAGCGTGCCGGTCGCGTCGGGGCTGGCGTCTGCCGTGAGCGATCCATCCGGCAGGAGTAGCGTCAGTGACGTCGCGGCGATCACACGCAGATTCTTGCCGTTGTTTGCTGCGGTCGAGTGGTTCGACAACGTCAAGATGTCGCCCACGCGGATGCCCTGCGCGCCAACCCAGTCCCCGCCATTCGCGATGATCTGATTGGTGCCCGTGGTGATCGACGTCATTGAGGCAAACGAAATGTTCGTGAGCGTCGCCCAGGTCGATCGCATAATAGCTTCCACGATCATGTCGAACGCCCCGCCGACGCTGATCTCCGTCGCGTAGTTACCTTCGACGGATTTGTACCCGAGGCGACCCATGGTCATGAGCCCGTCGGTGCGCTTCTCCGTGGATTGCACTTGCGCGCGCTTGAGCTCGAGGCCAGGCGAGCTGATGATGCGCATTTGTGTGGCGCCCGTCGTGGTGGCGGCGGTTCCGGCCGTCGTTTCGCGCTTCAACGCGACGAGGACGCGGGAGGAAGTTTGATACGTCATACTGAAGTCCTCTTAGAGAGCGTTGGGAGTGCGGTAACGAAGGGGGATGGTGATCGGGATCACCGCGAATCCCGCGTCCAGATTGAGCAGTTGCCCGAGGAACGGTGCGACATCGCCACGGACGCGAAGACTGTCTGCGCCAACGGTGATCGTCGTTTCTGGGGCAAACAGGGCGAGCACGGCGTCGGCGTACTGACTCACGGCCGCGCGTCCCGTATTGCTGGGCACGAAGATGCGCGGCAGGTATATCGGCAGCGCTTCAATCTCCCCGAAGGGACCGATCGTAATTTTCTGCGCCGCGCCCGGCAGGTACTCTTCCGTCACGTAGGGCGATCCCGTCGTCGGCGTGAAGTCGACATTCTCCCACGCGCGCTGCGTGGGCAGGGTGACACTGAGTGATCGACCACCGGCGGCGCTCTGGGCTGTGACGGCGCCACTCACGGTCATGATGGTGGCAGTCACCGCCGTAATCGTCCGCGGCGTGGTGTCGGTAAAGCCTGCGGGGACCACTTCAGCTCCCACAACAAAGCCATCGGTGACGAACGACCCAACCGTGCGCGTGTACCCTGTCGCCGTGGCGGCCAGCGACGCGCTGCCCGTCGAGCAGACCGAGAGGGTGAGCAGGTGAGCGCGTAAGGCCAGCACCGCCGCGGTGTGGTTGAACATCAGGCGTCACCTCCCGTCACATCGCGCGTGGCTTGGGCAATGAGGCGCGGCATCCCCGCAATTGTTTGCTTGACGCTATGGCGCCCACCCACCGGGGAACGCTGTACGTACGGTCCACCGTCCTCGCGGATCCCCTCTTCGTTGGGGATCGCATACGCGGACTTGGTCGCGATGAGCGCCTGCGTGCGGCTCTCGAACGTGGTTTGCCACGACGCTTTGAGTGCGCCGGTGTCAACAGGTTGACCTGGCGCGCCCGTCACCGGCGACCCGTTGACAATCGAGTCCGCAGCGGCCGCGACGGTGGCGACGAAGATGTCGTGGGTGCGCGTCTCCGCTTTGACGGCCACGCGCCGGAGCTCCGACGAGAAACTCATCAGGCGCTCACGATGATCCGCGCGACGATCACGAGCCCGTCGGGTGCGACCGGGTCGATGTCCTTCGCGGTATAGGTGACGCCGTTCCACACCACGGTGTCCCCCGGCAACACGAATTCCGTCGTGAAGGCGCGCAAGCCGTAGGCGACCGGCGTAAACAAAAGCGTCGGCATGGTCGCGAGGATCAACCCGAGTGCCGCATAGCGCTGCGGATTGCCGCGCACCTGAATCGCAGACCCGTCGATGGTGGACGTCACCGGCGAGGTCCACGTATCCGTCGTCGGATCGTACGTCCCGGGCGACGTCCGCGTAAACGTGGTGGCCATCAGACCCCCGCATCGCGCAGATCCTGAGATGCACTGGCGTGCTCCGTCTGAAATCCAGTCGCAAGGGCTAAGTCACGAAGCGCGGTCGCATGCTCAGGCGCATACTTCCCGGCGTGCGTGATGGGAGCCGTGGAGACGACCCGATCTGCCCAACTTCCGTCGGCCCAGACATCGTCCGCCCAACTGCCAGCCGCCCACACAGATCCGATCGCAGCCATCAGGGCCCCCACGGCGTCGATGCGCCGTCACCATTCACCGTCACGTCATTGACTTGCTTGATATTTGCGGCGATCGGACTTGCCGCTGCCGCTACGGCGACGGCGACGGCGGTTTCGCTCGCGGTGGGTAACCCGTCGAGTTGGGTGTCAAGATTGGCGCTCGCCAATCCAATCGCGGCGCGCACGTCCGCGGCATTCAAATCGTTGAGTCCGGACAACGCGGTCGCGAGATCGGCGTTTGTCGGGATCGCATCGAGTTGTGTATCGAGGTTCGCGCTCGCGAGCCCGATCGCGGTGCGCGTGCCAGCAGCACTGAGCGGCGCCGTGTATCCCGACGTCGCGAGCCGCGACGAGACGGTGGCGTCGATGCGACCGAGCTCCGTCGTCAGCTCGGTGCGCACACCCGAGGCGATGGCGCTAATGGTCAGCCCCGAGAGCGATGGGTTGACCGCCGCGATCTTGTCGGTAATCGCCGTGAGTACCTTCTCGCTATCCGTGTCGTCGACGATTTGCGCTTCGACCTCATTCGCGATCGCAGTGCGCTCACCCGACGTCAAGGCGTACCCGGTTTTGTCGTTGTTCGTTGTCACGGTGACGCCGGCGGTGACACTCGCGACGCTGCCGGCCACATTCCCGGCAAGATTGCCCCCGACGTTGCCGGCGACCGATCCCGCGGTCGTGGCCGTATCGACCAACACTAGGTGATCCATCGTGGAGGTCGGCGTGCCGATGTTGAAGAATTTCTTGAATGCCGCCGCAATCTGGCCGGCTGTTTCGGTCAGGGCAGTTCCAAGGATCTGCGCGAGATTCGCCTTGATGACGCCGCTCGTCACGTCAAGCTGGCCTGTTCCGGACCCCGCCGAGATCAACACGCTGGCCCCAACGTCGCGTGCCGTCTGTGCTGTTCCCGATCCACTGGGCCCCATCTTCACGGCGTTCGCGTCGACAAGTCCCGCCGCATCAACAACCATGCTCCGCCCGCTCGTTGCGGGGTACGCGAGATCATCGATCTGTCGCGCGGTCGTCGGGATGTTCAGGATCACGTCCATCCACTCCGCACCAGCCGCGTCCGAGCAGACGACGGTGATATTGCTGCCCGTCATCTCCGCGGCGGTTAACGAGATCTGCACCATCTTGCTTGAGGCCGGAGTGACCGTGGGTAAGTTGGTCAGATTTGCCAATGATCCACCGTCGATCGAGACCTTGAAGTCTCCGGATGCGATCGTTGGATTGCTCTTGAACGTCGTCGAATCCGCTTGCGAGCGGAGTCCAATGTACGTGATGAACGCGACGCCATTTTTTGCCGGAACGTAGGTCGCCATGGGTTACGCCGCCATGAGCAGAAGGCCGTTGGCGGGGTCGCGCTGCCACAGGAGATCGCCTTGGTCGATCGGTGCGCCATCGCTTTGCGTCGCGCCCGTCACGGTGCCAGACACGCCGCTCCCCGCGTAATCTTGTTGGGCGCCGGTGCCTTCGTTCCCGAGGCGATAGAATCGCGACGCGGTATTCGCTCCCACCGTGACGCGCGGACGTTTTTGCCAACTCTGGCAGTCGGCGAGCGAGAGGACGGCGCCAAAGAGCGCACAGGTATGAATGCGGCCATTGAATGACGCGCCAATCGCTGACCCGGAGGTTCGCGCGCCCCAGAAGTTCGGGTTGCTACCGTCTTGTGTGGTGACCGCGCCGCTCCCGTTCGTCGTCGTGCCGTAGGTCGTTTCCGCGAGCGCAGACGCCAGCGTTCCCGCGTAGATGTGCGTGACAGGATTGGCCGAGCTGTCGAATGTTGCGGCCAAGCACGTCCAGGTATTGGTGCCGATCGGGGTCGAGCTCGTGATATAACTGGACGCGGTCGTCACCCGCTGGACCCGTAATTCAATGTTGCCCGTGGTGCCACTGAGGCGGAATTGCACCACCGACAGTCCTCCCGCGACGTTGTCGCGACTGCCGAACACCGTGGCGACGTTGACGAGCGAGGTCGCATAGATCCACGCGAGCAGGGTGAACGGCGTCGAAATGATCGTCGTGGCGCCAATCGCGACGCGATCCGTCGAAGTACCACCGAAGGTGAGCGACCCGTTCGCCATTAGCCGCGCATGACCGGAACGGTGTTGCCGGCGCCCATCAGGAGCGGGCGAATTAACGCCCACACGCGCGGGTAGCGTTGCAGGCCTTGCGCGCGCAACGATGGATCGACGTACTCGGTTTCGAGAACGTCGACTTTCTTGCGCTTGATCCCGATACTCGTATCGAGCGACGCGATGTCCGTGGTCCCGGCGTTCAGAAACTGGAACGCCAATTCCATCGTCGCGTCCTTCACGCGCTGCGGGACGGTAGTGGTTTGATAGTAGAACGTGTTCGGGGAGTCAGGATTGATGACATCCCACCGAGGCCACGCGAGCGCCTGCGTCTCCGTGGCGCGGCATCCCTGCCAATTCCGATTGGAGAGCTCGCGTGTGGCCTCGATCATCGCGGCTTTCTCGGTCTCGGTGCAGGTCGTGCCTGACACAGTGGTCCATGCCGACGCATTGAGTCGCGTCGCCATATAGGCAATTTGCTCCGCCTCGGTGACGAAGCTGTTCGCGGTGGAGGCGCCAGCCGTAGCCACGATCGTGATCGACATGCGTGCGCCTCCGAAGGAAAGCGGTGGAGCACGAGCCCGGGGTTCCGGGCTCGTGGGGCCCTGTTAGCCGAACACCTTGGCGCCGAGCTCCGGCCGAATCACGTTCGCGCCGTACAGAATGTCGTACGACAACGTTTCCTGCTTGTACTGTCGCGACAACTCGAGTCGGAGCGCGATCCCGGAGATGGGATCGGTCGGGAGCTGGAAGATGTTCCCGGCCTGGAACGCTTGCTGCAACGGACGCGAGGCAAAGGCCCAGGCGTCACGATGGAAGGCCATGTTGACCGTGTACGCCGATGCCACGACGGCCAGGGTTGCCCCGACGGCATACGCTTGCGCCAGAGGCGGGTACACGCTGATGTCGATGCCGACCGTGGACGAGGCCGTCGCCGCGGCCGTGACGACGTACTGCTTGCTGTCGGTCGACATCGTGAAGAGGTCGCCGACCTTGATCGTCCCAGACGCCGTCGCATTCAGGATGTGCAATGTCGATGCGCCTGCAACACCGGTCGTGGTGGACACGGCAAAGCCGGTGACCCATCCTGTCCCTGGGGTGAACGTCGTGATGTTCTGGTTCATGTACCAATCGAACCCGAGCTTCGTCCCGATCGTCCCGGCCAAAATCCCGCCCTGATCGCCGCGGCCATCGAAGCGCAATACTTCGGGGACCATGATGGCGTTGGCTTCGGCCGACGGATCGATGACCAACCGACGATTGTCGATCGGCGCCAAGTTCTGGCTCAAGACTTTCTTGGCGTTCGCGGCATTCAACATCGAGCCGCTGAACGGTGTCGTTCCAGGCGTCCCCGTGTACCCGAAGAAGCCCGTATGCTTCCCCCAGATGAACAGGTCGACGTTATTCGCGAGCGACTTGATCGCTTCGCTCGCCTGCATCCCGAGGAACATCGGATCGACCGAGACGAGATCGTTGTCCGACAAATTGATCGGCGCCTCGTACCACTGGTCCAGTGTCACCGCTGCGTTGGTCGGTGATGCGTCGACGTTCGAGGCAAAGGTTACGGACGGGGTGACGGCGCGGGCCGCAATCGCCGACGGGATGGGGACGTTGACAACGTTGCCCTTGCGCTGCGCGTACTGCTGCAGGTCCCGATTGACGAGCTGCGGAAATACGGCTTGCTGTCGAAGCGCGCTCGCCCCTTCGGCGAGGATCTTCGGCAGGACATTGGTAATGGTGTTTGACATATACGACTCCAGTCAGGAGCCCCTCGGCGGGGCGGGTGACCGGCCTTACGTCACAGGCACCGCGATCTCTCCTTTCCTGACCTTGTCAAGATTCTGGAGGATCGACATGCCCATGTTGTCACCGGCCGGAAGAACTCCCGGGGCACCGCCGCCGGCGTGAGATTTGGTGGCACCACCACCACTGCTACCCGTGCCTAGAAAGGCTTTCGGGAACTTCGTCTTGAGCGTTTGGTCGACGAACGATTCCATGGTCATGGGCGTCGCCATTCCATCCGAAAACTGCTGATTGCCGCGCTCGTCCGTGATGTAGTGCTCGAAGTCGTCATCGGTTTCGCGCACCTTTACGAACTTGCTGCCATGCTCGACAATCAATTCCGTCATATCCGGATCGACCTTGCCGTTGAGCGCTTTCCGCAGCTCGTCTTCCCGGAGCCGCTTTTCCAGCGCCTTGGTTAGCTTGCCGATCTTTCCATCGCGGCCATCCAGTTCCTTCGTATGCCGCTCGATGAGCTGCTTTTCAAGGACCTTGAAGTCGCCTTCGGCGGTGGCCTTTTGGCGCTCCGCTTCTTCGGCCGCTGCCACCAACTGGCGAAACCGCTCCGGATCCACCCCTTCGTAATTCTTGAGCGCATCTTTCGAGCGCTTCGCTTCCTTGAGGATCTCGTCGCGGTTCGCTTTGAGGGCGTCCCGCTCGGCGATCATCGCGTTGTACTCGTCCTCGGTATACGTCTTCGGATCGGCCACCGGCCTACTCCTGGACGGGCACGGCCCGTCGATAGGGAATACAAAAAGGCCCTGAAGCGCGCGTGCGCTGCAGGGCCAGGGAACGACCACATGGTGCAATGTCTGCGACCGCGCCGCGTGGGCGCGAATCTCTCCAGCAATATTGGGAGGGTACCTTACTCTGTCAAGGATTCTTTTGCGATGACGCGCTCGCCGTTGCGCATCGCGATTAATCGTTTCTCGAACGCGGTCTCACTCCCGAGGTTTGGCGCGTAGCTATACATCCCGTCGGGCACGCAATGGGGGAGCGGCGCCGTCCGCGCCATCGCGTCCCCGCAGTGACAGGTCACCGGCTCGTCGCGCGCAGCGTATTTGCGTAAGCGCTCCAGGCGATGCCCCGCAGGGCACTGGTAGTCGTAGAGTGGCATGGGCTAGACCGGGATGTTCGCGACACGCCCCTGCGCATCGACAAAATTAGGAAGGCGATCGAGGAACGCGTTCGGCTTGTCGATCAGCGCATTGGGCAACGTGTCGCCGATCAGCGTGATCTTCCCCTGGCTCGCGCGAGCCATGTGCACCAGCCACCGCGCACTGATGACCAGATCCGCTTTCGTCATCCAGTATCGACCATCGATCACGCCGCCGAAGGTCAACGGACTCGCTTCTGACGCCAGGGCGTGTCCCCCATTGGCGTGCATGGTCGTGTGTTCGCGTAGCCAGGCGAGGTGCTCGGGAGAGTTGAACGTGAGGTCGTGGCGGGGCTCGCCCTGCACGCGAATGGAGCAGTCGGCGCCCAAGACGGTGATGCGCCCAAACCCCATATACGCCGCGACGTCCAACGCGCGAGTTACGGAACTGAGCCCGGATCCGGCCCGAACACAGGTCGGGTAGAGCAGGGCATACAGCCAGTCCTCGTACGCCATGATCGTCTTCTGTCCCGAGGCATCATCCCACGCGACGGGAGGCTTCCGAATGCCGACAAAGTTGTGGAACAAGCGCCACGGCCGCGACTTCGCTGTGAGCAAATCCGTGAGATGGGGATGCACCGTCGACGCGACGAGATACTCCACATCTGGCGCGTTGAACCATTCCGTGCACATCTGGGGTGTTTGGTCGACCGTAAACCCATGGGTCACACGATGCCCATGCTCCGCGAGCCAGGTGACCGCGGAATTGCAGCCCCACACTTGGTCGCCCTGTGGGCACCACTCGGCCGCATGCTCGGCGAGCGAGGGTCCGGCCCCGCACAACACGAGGTGCTGCCCTGCGGCGCTGCCCTCGACGACCATGTAGCGATCGCGCGCGAAGGGCTCAACTGTATCGTGGAACATGCGCGATTCGCCAAAGGCGACGGACGGCCGGAACCGATCGAATTCGGCGCACAGCTCCGCATAATCGTCGGGCGTCATAAAGTCTTCGAGTTCGACCATGGCCCGCACTTGCCACGCGACGGAGTTCCCGACGATCCACGTTTCGTAATGCTCCGCCACCGGATTGCAGAGCTGGACGGTATGATTGGCTGCGGCGTTCTTCTCGGCAGCCAGAGCATTCTGGCGTTTTCGCTTGTGCGCTTTCTGTGACATGAGTTATGGGCGTGCTTGGTAATATGCAGGAATGCAGCGGCAATTGTAGGTCGAATCGCCGGGGATCATCTCACCGTTGCTAAAGGGCTGGTCAAAGGGCACTGTCTCGCCTTCCATCGCCAGATGTTCCGGACGCTCGCGATCGTCTTTGACGCCGATCCAGCGTTTGACGAGTCGTGCGCCGTCTACGATCCCCGCGTCGATCGCATCCTGCCACGACAGGCGCTGTCCCGCTTTCAAAGCATCCAGCGTTGCGGTTCTGGCGTTCGTCTCCGCATTGAACGCCAGCATCTTTTTGCGGTACGCTGCTACCATCGCGTCAATTGTGTCCGCGGGCAGCCCCTCACCGTCGGCGCCGAACGCGCGCGCGGTCGTACGGTCATATCGCTTGTCCCGAAGCTGTCGGCGTAATGCGGCAGAATCCCCAGTCTCCAGTAGTGTCCGATAGTTGTCGACGGCGCGGGCTTGATTGGGCGCGAGGCCAATGACGTCTCGGAGGTCGCGCGCCACCGTTCGTGGCCCGACCCCGTCACGCACCGCATTCTCGACATAGGCGCGTACCGTTTCGCGCACGTCGTCCTTGAGTGTCTGAATGACCTTCGTGTCGAGCGCTCGGATGGCGTCGATAACGCGGGGGTTGAGGACATCGAATGACACCGCGATCCCCCCGTCGACGCGACCTCCGCGTGGAAGATCCCGGGCGAAATACCGGACGGCGTCCGCGGTGATGCTACGGAGGCGGTCACGCACCGGCAAAAACGCACGATCCAAGACCGCGTCCGCGAACGCCGCCTGTAGCAGTGTTTCGAAGTGGCCGCTGTCGATAATGCGGGCAAGCTCCGTTTGTGGGACGGCGTCGCGGATGATCTGAAAGGCGCGGAGGAGCGCCCGCGAGAGCTCGGGCTCGAGCGCCGCCGCGCGACGTTGCGCGCGAAGCCAGAAGGTGCGCGCGGCGTCAGTCACTGTCCCCCGACGTGAGCTTGCGCCGCTGCTCCTCCTCGCGCTCCGCCTCGAGTTCCTCCAGGACGTCGGCCGTGTTCAACGCGGTCCCGGTGATGTCGGCGAGCTTGATCGCGACGCGGGCGCCTCGGGCACTGAGCCCGATCCAGAAGGCTTTGCCGGCCATCCACGCCGCCTCGAATGACTCCTGTTCGCTGATGTTGAGGAGCCAACTGGAGCCATCGCGACAGTTCGCGACCAGGTGCGGTCGTTCGTTGACGAGCTTCATGCGGCCGTCCCGCCGGACGCCCCTGCTGTCGCCGCGTCAAGTTGGGCCTGTCGCTCGATTTGCTGCTGCGCGGCAGCCGCGGCAAGATTCGCCTCCATTTGAGCTGCGAGCGTGTCGATGTCGACGTCGGGGCCGATGCGTCCGCCCGCTTGCCATTCTCGCAATAGGATGTCGACCGGGAAGCCGGCATCTTTGGCGGCCTGCACATAGGCGAGCATGACCTGCGGGTCCATCATGAGCGCGTCGAAGTCGCGGTTGATTTTGATGCTCCCGCCGTCGCCCAGGCGGAGATACTTCGCGTGAAAGCCGAGCGCCCGCTCGATGCCGTCCTGGAGGCCACGCGCCGTCACGCCGAGCGAGGAGTCTGACGCCGACTTGTCGATCTGCTTCGCCTTGGCGGTTTCCGCCGCGCGTTTCGACGGCGCGAGCATGGCGATACCAAGGACCGCCATGTCACTCTTGATCTCCTCGATCGCCTTGGTGCACTCCCCGAGGGCCGCGCCATCGTGGGTGACATACATCGCTTTGGCGTTCGGATTCGAAAAGCGGCGCGCGCTGTTCGGACCGAGGACGACCGGCGCGGCGCCTTCCGGCTCCGGATCAATGCCCGTCTCGACGTAGATTGGGACGCACGTCTTGTGGATCGATGTGGCGCGATCACTCCACTGCTGATAGTGCGCAATATTGAGATACGCGAGATCAAGCAGCGGGGGGTCCGACTCGAACAGGCTTTTGCGGCCGGAGGTGACAATTTCCGCGATCGGGATCTCCTCCTGTGTGGGGTATGTGCCTTCGTCGACCACGGAGACCATCTTGCGGTCATCCACCTTGAGGAGTCGATAGCCCACGACGCCGTTACTGGGGTCGCGGTAGAATACCCGATAGCGCACGTCGTCCGTCTCTCCGAACGCGCCATCGGCCACCGACGTACATTCGCGCACCACGAGTTGCGTCAACACCGTCCGCCCATCAATCACGGCGGTTCGCCAACTCAGCATCTGCTCTTTGCTGATCGGTACCCAGTAGGGCCGAAGACGCTGCTCGTCGGCAATACTGAGACGTGCCGCGCCGGTGTTGGGGTAGTCGACGAGAATCGCATTGTGCCCCGTCGCGAGCGCGTCCTGGAGGCGCTCGCGACAGAACACATCGCCGTGTGTTCCCGCGAGATCGATGTTCTCCCAGTGCCCTACGTCCGTGTCGCTGCCGCGAATTTGGACCGGCACGTCATTGCCCAGCACGGGGTCTTTCTGAAAGACGAACCCAACCAGCCCCTCGACGGCCTGCTTGAACGCGTTGAAGAACACCGAGCGATTCAACCGGATCGCATAATTTCTCGGATCCTCACCCGGGGCTTGCGGCAGATACGTTGGCCCGGCGGCGCGAATGCGTTGCGTGCCCCCCAGGACGTCGCGGATCAGCGCGACGGCGGGTGCCTGCGCTCTCGCGCAGGGGGAGGGCGTTGACGGGAGATCGCGTTCGTCGCGCGGCCTTTCGGCAGAGACGCCGCCAATGCGGAGCGGGCCGTCGCCGGGACGGTTACCGTAGTTCGTGGGGTCGTAGCTGGGTGCAGTCATGACGGCCTCGAGGAGAAAATCCAGAGGCCAGGCTGCGACCAGGAGAATGCGAATGAGAATGCATGGGTGTTACATGTACACGGTTTGCGTGACGGCCGTGTTGCGCACGACGGGGAACTGGTAATCGATGTAATAACCGAGCGCGTCGCTAATGTGCGTTAACTTCGGATCCGCTTTCTTATCGATCTCTCCAGAGCCGCCTTTAAGCGTGCGCACACCTTCGAGATCACGCACCACATGCGGTGCAGCGATCGGATCCACCAGCAAATGGATCGTGTCGTCCGCGGCGCGGATCCGGGAATTGACCGCATTGACCCGCGTGCGCTCGGCCGGGTTCGCTGCCTTGAGATAGAACGTCACGCGATCCCCGAAGCCGGCGAGGCCATGCGCCGGATCGCCGTTGCGGAGGCGATCTCTGGCGATGTCCCAGTCGGAGCCTTGGACTTGCGACGTCCCGCGCGCGCCGCCCGTAGCATCGCCATACACCTCGACGCTGCCGGTATGCCCTTTCCAGTCCGTGAGGATCTTCCGACACACGGCCGGGGTGTTGGAATTGTTGTCGATCCACACCTCCCCAATCACCGCCGTGCCCACGACGCTTGTGCCTGGAAATTCCAGTTCTTGGGCGATCGCGGCGACACCGGGTGCCACGTTAAAATCGAGGCAGACTTTCAGCGGACGCTGCGGATTGTAGCGATCGCGCAGCTTCGCGCGATTGGCGTCGCTGAACGCATAGTAGGCGCGGCCCTCGAAGTTGACGAAGCTGGCTTCATATTCTTGTTGAAACGTCAACAGGTCGAGATCGCGCCGGGCGGCCTCAATTTCGCTCGCGGGGAGGATGTCGGCACTGGCCCAGTGGAAGTAGCCCCACTCGCTCGCGTTTCCATGCTCCAACAGGAACGCCTGCGCTTCCTGCGCGCGATCGTAGTAGTGATTGCGCCCCTCGGGCACGCCGATCAGGTCGCACCACGCCAATCGATCCGAGAGCGCGGGGCGAATATTGGCGCCCCACGCCTCGGGCTTCATGTTCCCATATTCGTCGAGGATGCCGCCGTCCACCGGCGCCCCTTCGATCCGCGCCGGTTGATCCATGCCGACGAGAAAGATTTCCCCGCCATGCCAGAGGGGGATGGTGAGATCGCTCTCGGACGGCCGGCCGCGCATGGCGTCTTTAGGGACCAGACGTTTGAGATCGTCCCAGGCGATCCGCTTGACCTGTCCGTAGGTCGGCGCGGCGTAGAAGTATCGCGGGCGGTCGAAGGAGGAGCCACGAATGGCGCGACGCACGAGCCGTCGTTTGGCAATTTCGCTTTTCCCGGATCGACGCCCAGCGGGAACGACATTGAAGCGATGGGGGCTCGCATAGAACGCCGCCTGCTTCTCATGCGGTCGCAGGGGTTGCCACCGCGCATGCAGCGCGGGTGGTGTCTGGAGCACCGTCACGCCGCCACCTCGGGTTGCGGGGTCGTCCCAATCGTGGCGGCGTCCATCGCGTCGAGCGTGGCCCGCAGTTTGGCCGCGCGATCCTCGTCGGTTTCGGCGGAGGATGGCGCCTTCGGGTCAAACATCCCGAAGTGACGGCCCACGTTGACGAGTGCGGCATGCTGGTCGTGCAGCTTCGCTTCCAAGCCGTCCTTGGTTTGCTTCACGCCGGCATATAAGCAGAGCGCCGAGCGAGAGAGTCGTCGGGTATCATGCACGTACACGCGCTCGACGCCTTCGCCGAAACACTCAGGACACTTGGGATTGGGGGGCAGCGTGCCGTTGTAGCCAATGCCGCCCTCCTCGTCAAACACGGCGACACTGTTTTTTGTCTGCACCGCCTCCCAGGCGGTGCGCTTCCGTGCGATCTCTTGGGTGGTGTGTTGATACCGGAAGTCCGTCCCATGGCAATAGCGACAGCAGGTGCGGCGATACTCGACGATTTCGCGCGGGTCCGCCGTGGCGATCATCCAGAGTCGCTCGAGGACCAGGTCGGCCGTGATTTGCAGGCGTTCCGCGCGCGCGGCGTTGAGGCGCGCAATTTCGGCCTGCACCTCTGGGTCCGCCAGGAGCCGGCTTCCTTCCTGGCGTGCACGACTCTCGGCGTAGCCGACTTTGCGCGCGGCGTCGGTCGCGTTGAATGTCTCGGACGCGATGATTTCCGCCGCGAACAGCAATTTCTTGCGGCGGGTCTTCTCGCGCGCGGCCGGACTACGACCGTCGGAGGGATGCGGAGGAGCGGAATCGCTGCGACGCCGACGTGAGGTCACGGGTGCTCGATCACCTCACACATCGTCCCACACCCGCGATGCTTGCCCCCGCAGGTGACGACGCGGCCACGCCCACTGCGGGCCTGGTTGGATGCCACTGCCACGACTTCGAGACGCACGGAGCCGGGGATTGCCATGACGCGTCGGTTGCACACAGGGCAGATCGCATAAGAAAAGACAATGGCCCGCGTCTCGGTAACGGTTACCGTGACGTGGGCCAGGATGCGACCACTCGGGGATGTTGCGGTTACGTGGAAGATTGGGGTCGGGCGCTGGTTCGTCAATGGGGAAGCTCTCCAAGGTCGTGGATGGCGCGGCGAATGGCCTCGGCGTTCCGCTCCGCCGATCGGATGTCGTTGGTTTGGAACTGGACCAGGCGCGGCTGCAGGTCTTCGGCGACGGGGCAGCCTTTTGTGAACTCGCTGTAGAAGTGGACTTCGTTGCCGACGCGATGCGTCACGGCCTTGCGTGGATCAAGGTACACGAAGGCCGGTTCCTCATACGTCAACTTCCACGCGGCATAGGGTCGCTCGCCGCCATGCCGCACAATCGCGTCGACAAAAGGATGCCAGAGGTCGGCGGATGCGAGTGCGACGGTGTAGCACCAGTAGTCGTGCGTCCAGCCATCCGGGACATGCTGGGGTGTAATCCAGGAACAACCGGCGACGGATTGGCGGTAGAGTGCGGCGGCGGCTCGCCGATTGTGCAGCGCAGCATCGGCGAGCGCCATCTTCCCGTAGCGCTCAAGATTTCGGAGACCAAAGTCCGCCGTGACGTCGTTCATGCGGTAGTTATACCCCATCGAGTGGTGCCGTTCGTACGTCGGCGACTTGAGCACTGCAGGGTCGATGCGTGGCTGATCGGCACGCATGCGGTAGCCGAGCGACGAGAATTCGCGGGCACATGTGGCGAGCTCCTCGTCGTTCGTGACGAGCATTCCACCCTCCCCAAGCGGGAGAATCTTCGATGCCTGAAACGAGTACGAGAGAAACGCCGGGGGATGCTCCATCTGCGTCCCACCAACCCGCAAGGTCTGCGCTGCGTCGACGATGGTGCGCCCGCCACTCCACGGAAGATTGAGCCCGTAGAGGCTGACCGGCAGAAATGCTGCTGCGTCCGGCGGAAATTGATTCATCAGCCACGTTCGCTTGTCTATGTCGCAGAACACAGGGACAGCCCCGGCATGCAACACCGCGATCGTTGTCGCGCTCATGGTGAGCGGCGGGACTGGCACGCGATCACCCGGCTTCACGCCAAGTGCGATCAGTGCTGTGTGAAGCGTTGCAGTCCCATTGCAGAGCGCAATGGCGTATTTCGCGCCGACGTACGCAGCGAACTCACGCTCGAAGGCGGCGACAGTTGAGCCGTTTTTCACAGTGGGCCTCCAACGCACTGGTATCCGCGAATACTCACGCTCTCCACCCTCACGCATGCCTCGATATAGTCCACCTCTGTATCAATGGTCCAGACGCCGGGTGGGGCTGGGGGTGGTGGTGCGCCCGGAAATAGTGCGTGGGTAATGTGTTCGCGCGGAAATGCGCCATCGCAGTTCTGCTGCGCGGCATCCAACATCGCCAGCGTGAAGGCTTCTCCTCCAATCTCGACCGGAAGGCGCTCGCCGAACGCGACGCGACGCATCTTCATGGGCGACTTGAACGGATCGTCCGGCGTATAGCGAAACACGACGCTCTCGGGGTTCCATCGGTACGTATGCGCGCAATGCCAAAAGCGTCCGAGTACATCGCGCTCGTCGCCATCGAACGCGAAAATCTTCGCGCCGATATGGCACAATTCATCACCAAAAGCGCTGTGGAGATCGTCGCGAGGGATGGCTATCACACAGTTCTTCCGGTCAAACGCTTCACACGCAATGCGCCATGCACGGGCGATCAGCGTTTCGTCGCCGAGCTTCAACAGCATCTTCCCGGGCAGACGGGTGCTGTTATATCGAGCCTGGATGATACACAGGGGGCTCACGTCCATGACAACACTCCCCACCGTTCGGTGATTACAAGATTTCTATGCACCTCGAAGCCGCGTCCGTTGGCCGTTCCGCCGACGTACACGCGCTGCCCTTCGGCGTCCACGTCGACGCACCAGAGATAATCGCGCCAAATCGGATCGTTGGGTGAATGGACGTAGAGGTGCGCCAAGTCAGCCGCCCGCGGCAAGTACTCCCGCGCTGACGGCGCGCGCGGTTCGGAGCGTGTCGGCATGACGTAGATGGGTGTGGCATCGCGGTGCGCAAACGCCTCCTGTTCAAACCACACCTGACCGGGACAGAATAGCTCAGGATGTTCGCGGCGAATGTCGAGGAGATTCATGGAAACCCAACCTGGAGGTAATGTGGCGTGAGTGGAATTCCGGCCGGTGTTCCGAAATACACATCCTCCCCGTCCGCAATCCGTCGCCGCTCCTCGGGTGAAAACGTCCATCGGCAGACGCGATGCACCTGACCGTCCCGGTATCGAACCAACGCGGCAACGATCGGCGCATATTCGAGTTGTTCTTCGGCGATAGTTATCTCGTCCGACCCGTCAATACGTGGCGCGATAGCTCTCATCGTCCCTCCCATTGCGCGAGATAGGCCACTCCGTCAGCGTAGCTAGCAACGTCGCCCTGGGCACAATAGCGGTCGATCTTGTACAACTCATCCTCGAGCAGTTCCGCGCGGCTGCGATCCATGCCGGCCGGCGGTCGATGCCAGAGCGTCTGATTCGCGCCTAGTGGTGCGATACGGATCGTGTCATGTTGACCAGCGTCGCGCAGTGCCTGGACGAACGTCAGCACGACGCGCGGCATGTGATACGGCGACCCGACGAGCAGCATCTGTCGCCACTGATGCTCGATCGCCATCGCCACAATCGCGACGGCCTGTTCGCGCGTGTTCTGCGAACTGCCCTCGATGAGGATGCGATCATGGGCAATGCCCATCCCCATCAGCGCCCCGGCGCACGCGTCCCCGCCCAGCCACCGCGGCGGGGCGTGCTTTCCGCCAGACACCACAAGCAGCGGTGCGGCCCCCTCATGAAAGGCCCGGGCGGCGAAGGTCAGCCGCGGGGCTGCGTCTTCGCCACAGAGGACAACGATGGCGTCCGCGGCGACTGGGGGTGCGCTGTGCACGAGGGCACACAACCGATCTTGGTAGGTCATGCCATCATCGCCTCGGTGCGCCGAACGTCGTGCACCATTTGGTTGAACTGGAATTCATTCATGGACACGTTGGCCTCAAGCTCAGACGGTTCGTTGCAGAGGTGGAAGTGGTATTCGAGGAGCTTCGCGCCACGCGCGACTGCGGCGATCGGGAGTGCAGGGTCAAGGCAGTGGGATGACAGGCCAAGCCATCCACTCTCAGGCTTTTGCCAGGGGTCGGCGCCGAAGAACTTGGGCAGCTTCACATCTTCCGCCGGCGTCGGATAGCCAGGTGGACAATACAACGGATGCACCGGCGGACATCCAGCGATCCCCATCAGGTGCAACAGATCGGAATGACTGACCAACACTGGCTTGCCAACCTCGCACGCCACGGTAAGCAGATTCACGTCATGATTGTCAAGTCGTGCGATTTTATAGGCGGGGCAATCGACGGATTGCAAGACGGCGAGGGATTCAGCACCGAAGACCGATGCGAATGGCACAATACCGATCCGACGGGCGCGTTGGAATAGGGACGGGAACCAGTCGAGCGGCGTCCGCGCCTTCTCATACAAGGTGCGCATGGACCATCCCTGCGAGCCCCAGGGCTCCGGCGCTGGACCGTCGCCGCGGAGTGCCAGCAGCTCGTCTGGGGTATAGCACTGCATTTTAACCATATCCGCGCCCGCCGATTTCGCAGCCTCGATTAGACGTAGTGCGCGCTGGAATGAGCCGTTGTGGTTATTGCTGATCTCGGCCACAAAACGGCATGGATGGTTCTCGCCAATCTCGATACCTTCGATGTTCATGCGATCATCTCCCGCAATTGTGGAATGGTGTACCGTGGCGCGGTGTCGCTGCGGTACGTGAAGTTGTCAGGCATCAATCGCCCCTCTGGTTCCGGCAGTTCGCCCCAGGGCCGAGCCGGCGGCTCGATGACGTAATGATTGTCGACGCGGTATGTTGTCGCGGCTTCATCCGACGTGATGAGCGTCTCGTGCAACTTCTCTCCGGGACGTAACCCGATATGTTGGAGCGGCGCCCCTGGAGCGATCGCTTCGGCGAGCTGACTGATACTGCTGGCCCCAATACGCGGAATGAAGATTTCCCCGCCGCGCATGTTGCGCAGGGCCAGGAGCACCAGGTCAACAGCGTCGTCCATGTGCATCCAAAAGCGCGTGCATCGTTCGTCGGTGACGGTGAGGATGCGACCGGCAGCAGCCTGTGCGCGCCAAATGGGCACCACGGACCCCGTCGAGCCCAGCACATTGCCGTAGCGCGTGGCGCTGAACCGCGTCGGCGTGCCCGCCGCGTAGACATTTGCTCCCAGCCAGAGCCGCTCTGCCGCGAGCTTGCCAGTGCCGTAGATCGTGTTCGGCGCCGCGGCTTTGTCCGTGGAGAGAAGTACGGCCTGCGTGATGCCGCGTTCGATACACGCCCGCGCGACATGCTGCGTGCCGATGACGTTGGTTTGGATGGATTCCCAGGGATCCGCTTCGCAGGATTCGACACGCTTCTGCGCGGCCGCATGAATCACGACGTCGACACCGCGACACGCGTCTGAGATGCGCGTCGCATCCCGGACGTCGCCCAGCGCGAATCGAATTCTGGCGTCGTGGAACTCCGCACGCATGGCGGCTTGTGCCGCCTCGCCGCGCGAGAAGACGACAACGCGTCGTGCGCCATCCTTGAGCGCACGACGCACGAAGGCACGACCGAATGCGCCTGTGCCACCCGTGACGAGCACGGATTGTTGTGTGAGCGGTGTCGTTGGCGCCAGTGTCATTGGACGCCTCCGGCCCACGCCTTAGCTATGCACGCATCGCGCTCACGGCTTGAGGTATTCCATCCCGAAATACTCGCCCGGTGGTGGCAATGGATGTCGTCGGACCTCTTCGACGCGATACACCACGTCGGCATACATCGCCGTACGAATGGCGCGACAGTACTGATCGCCCTCGTCGATGACGCGCCACTGAAGTTCGACGCCGGCGTGCGCGTTTGCGGGGTGCCAGAGCTGCCAGTTGAGGTGGCTACTGATCGCGCGGACGATGCCGTCCACCCGCAGGCGATAGCAGAGGAGGCCCGGGTCGTCGTTAGGCGGTGGTGTGTAGCGACGCATGGGTTACTGGTCCCGGGCCCCGACGTCGTGCGGATCGTCTGAGAGGAAAAACCATTCGCCCGATTCGCCCTGGATGAGGCGATAGGGCGCCTCGACGAGGTCGAGGTAATACACGTCGTCGCTGCGGTAACATACGGGGTAGCAGCGTCCCACCAGGGGGCCGTTGACACACAGGACGTCCAAGTCTGGGAGAGCAAGGGAGGTCTGCATACCTCAACAGATGCCGAGGGGTTACACAGGGTCCGTGACGCGGTGGTGACGCCCCGGGATAGACTCTGGTCCATGGAATATCCAACGGAGATGGAATTGCTCGAGGTGGTGGCGAAGCTCTTTGCGTGCGCGGTCACCCGGGACTGGGGTGGGCTGGAATGCTGGGCGGAGCTCCTCGTGTGGGGACTACAGCTTCGGAGAGAGGCCCTCATCTCTCCTCCTTGGCCATCTCAGTGGTGACGAAATACCGCTCCACTTGCCTGCACACTTCGTCGAGCGCGACATTCCAACCGTTCACCCGCTCGTGGCTGCCACCAGATAAGCCAACGGGAGGCTGATGCATTCCATGCAGCAGGTCACGTAATGCGTCAAGATCCTTGTTCCGGGCCTCTTGGACGGCGGTAGAGACGTAGGCAACTACGGCGGCTCGCTTATCCTCGACATCACCGCCGTCGTGATAGGCTGCGTCTATCAGCAAGTCCAATGACGTGCCGATTGCTCCCTCCGTTGCTTCGCCCCGACGCAGTTGGGATCGCACCATGGCCGTGACTTGCATCGTCGCCTGCGTCGCCATCTGCCGCCGAATCTGTTGCCGTACATGATCGCGTTCTCCGTCCCCGGTGGCGGGGATCTGTGTCGTGTCAGACATTGTCGTCGCCCTCCTCGTCCGGCGGCATCCCGAACCAACTGGGTTTCGCCCGCTGCATATTCCTCAGCATGGCGCGGTCCGCCAGGATCTTCTGGAATGCCGGATCGGTCCAGTGAATCCGCTGGCCAGAAAAGGTGGTCAGGTGTGGGCCAACGGTGGGCTCCTCGTTTTCTGGACAGGGCACGGCGGAAGTGTCGAGAGAGTCGGGATGTGTCGACATGATGGGATCGTCAGCGTCCATGGTCATTGGGGAGGGGCCTCGGTTTTGTCGCAAATGAAATTGACTTCGCCGGGGCGCGCGAAGCCCTCGCCATCAACGCCGACAACGGTATCCGTATGCATCGCGAGACAGCGGACAGGCGAGTGCGTCGAGGAGCACGCCGTCAAACCAAGGAGGAGTATGAACAGCTTTCGCATGGGCTCACGCTCTGGAGGTGGGAGACGGTATCTTCGCGCGCGCCGTCGCGATCCACGCGGCCAAGTGGTCAATCACACGGCGTCGGTCGATCATGGATTGCTCGCCAACGCGCAGACCCTTCACGAAGAGTTCGAGCATGTCCAGTTCTTCCCGTTGCACTGCGAGGGAGGACTGGAGAGACCGGATCTCGCGGCGTGCATCATCAAGTTGGACATCGAGCTCCGCCAGTTCTTTACGCCACCAGTTGATCATCTTCACATCCATTTCGTGCTTCTGAGTCATCTGTTCCAGCGCCTCGACGAGTCGGGCGTGGTCAATCTTCCAGTTATCAGTTTCTAGCTGAGCGTCACGTAATGCGTCAGCGAGCAACAACCATCCTTGCATGGTGCGGTTGAGTTGCGCCCCTGCCGCGCGTTCTACGCTGAGGCGTCGGATCGTCTCATGGATCCACTGGCCTTCCTCTCCTTCGAGCGTCTGTGGGATCTCTCCGGTGGGCTCCGTGGGCGTAGCGAATGGCTTGTGCTCGTCATGCAGCATGAGGAGCGCGAGAGCGAGTTGCACGAAGAGCGGGTCTCGAATTGCGTGCTGATTGACCAAACACTCCGCTGTCGTGACGGCGTCCGAATATTCGAAGCGGTCGAGGCGACGAAGCTGATGGTCGTAATGCATCGCTCCGGTGGGCTCCTGGGTGTCCATTATCCAATCCTCTGCGAACATGCGGTCCGTCGATCGAGCTGAGACAGTCGATCCTCCAGAGCAATGAGACGTCGCGCGATCACCTCCCATCGATCGGCCTCAGGCATGGCGAGCAGTTCGTTCGCGAGTCGTGTCGCGCGAGTCTCTGGGGTCATCGCGGCGCGGTGCTGCGCTTCACGGGCCACCCGATCGCGTTCGAGGGCGTCAAACCGGCGTTTGATCTCGGCGTCGTCCAAGAGACTTGTGGGTCTGGTGGGCTCCTGGGGGCGGGGATTCGTCATGCGCAGTTTCCTCGGTGTGTTCGGAGGACTGGCAGGCTTCGACGCTCGTAGCAGGGATACCCTCCAACCTGTGGGCTTGTCGCCCCGTCGTCGCTCTTCCTGTTGACGCAGTAGCCAGCCTCCTCTGTTTCGGACACTTCGTTCGCCGCGAGATCCCACGTCATATCACTCGGCACCGAACCATCTAACACCCAACCGCTGTCGTTGTCGGTCATCATGCTCTCGGAGAGGGAGGGGTGGAGGAATGCAACGAACACGCCTCCGCATGGATCAGGGGGGCGTAGACGTCGTCGGCACCACATTCGGTGCAGCGATGGAACTCGGCGGTGACGTTGTCCTGCAATCCGTTGCAGAGTCCTTCGCAACAATCCAAGCAGCCGGGATCGCCGGTCCTCGAGCAGACAGACACATCAAACGCTTCGATCTTACCCATGGATAGTGTCTCCCGCTGGGCGACTCGGGGAGGGATCGGAACGGAGAATCTGCGCTTTCGCCCCGCGCTCTTCGCACAGTCGGATGATGTGCGGGACGAGATCGAGGCTTTGATTGCGTCGAATCCGATGGGCGAGTAGGAACACGTCATCGCGAAGTTGTTCGAGGTGTGCGACCCGGTCAGCGAGGTAGACGACAACACTTTCATAGGAGTCCAGCGGCTTACCGCGTGTACCGATAATGTCCTTCGCTCGATTGATTAGCCGTCGAACATCGTGTGGCATCTCGACCGCCTGGGCGACGGCGGGGGAGGCACAGGTACAGGCGTCGGGTTCGTCCCAGGCTTGGAGCGCCATGCAGCCGGGCTGATGTCGTTGGGAGTCCTGGCGGGTGGGAGTGGAGTCGGCGGGAAGGCTCTCGTACAAAGCGGTGATCCACGCATTGGCTTTGGCGACACGCTCCTTTTCTTCGCCCAAGGACTGCGCTGCGAGATCGCAGCCGAGGCGAGCTTTCTCGCGCTCCTCGGCCAGATACTTTTCAGCCGAACGCGGGACAGGGTAGGCGCTGGAGTAGTCGCAATCGAACTGGCGCGAGTCGGTGAGCTGCTGAACCATGAGGTCTTTCAACCCTTGATGATCGGGCGTCGGGGGTTGCCAGGCGATGACGGCACTCAGCATGGCATTGTAGCGATTCCGCGTCTCCGTACGCGCACCCTCGTATTCGGCATGTTCACGGCAGAGGCGATCGTATTCTTCCGTCGCGGCTGCCTGCGCGTCCGAGAGCGACATCTGAGTCAGCTCGACGGCGCGTGCCTGTGCTTTCGCCAGGTTCTCGGCGTAGAAGGGCGACTCCTCTCGAAGCTTCGGAGGATCCTTTGCCGCGTCGTCGCGTTGCATGATGCACGCACCGAGCGCCCGAGCACACCGAAGCGCGAACGTCCGAAAGTCGGTGACGGCGCCATTCGCCACTTGGGCGGTATATCCAGTGGGCATTCCTTACGTCTCCTGCGCCGGGCTGGGCGCGAGTGGGGAATGAGAAACGGCTTTTGTGTAGCCGAAGGTGATCGCGGCAGTATCGGCCCACCGTTTTTCGAGCTTGTCGAGCGACCAGATCACCGAGTCGTCTGGAACGAGGGCGTCGAGCACGGCCTTCGTCAGGTTGTCGATGTCCGGCTTCTGTTGGTGTGGCTGGCCCCGCATTTCGCGTTTGCGGCGCTGGCTCCACGAGGCCGGCATGGCGATATGGAACGTCAGCGATAAGCCCGCGTGGGGGATCGTGATGCGACTGGCGGCACACGCCAGACGGAGCTTGTCCGCAAATGCGCGGTACTCGGCCACGCATGGACGCGGCGGATCGAGCCACTTATCCCGCCGCGTCTGGCGAGGTTTACTCACGGGCGCAATGCAAATCGTGTGTGTGAGTTCGATGGGACTCATGCGGACGGCCTCTGGAGGGAGCAAAAGGCCTCCCACAGGACTGCGAGCAACCCCCACAACACCGCCACGGGCCAGAGAAGCGTGCCAACGGCACGATCCAGGCGGGTCTCATCTCCAGACGCGAGTTCACTCACCAGGATGCACCCGAAGATGTAGAGGACTAACGCCAAGAGTGCGAATAGAACCGTCATGGGGTGTGCGTCTCCTTGCTGGACAGCGCAGCGTCAAGCAATTCACGGAGCGACTCACTGCCAGTCTTCAGTGGCAAGTGGATCATCACATAGCCCTCGTGCGAGTTGACCCATTGTACGCGCGTTTCGGCATAATCCAGACGCTTTGTATCCGCCTCTCTGGCGTCATACGCGGTGAGGAGAACATTTGTGGCCACGTCACGGTCGGTGATGTTGGCGGGGAAATTCTCTTTTAGATATGCGACTGCTTCTTCGATGGTCATGATCCTGACTCCGGTGGGAGGGCGTCGAGCGCACTATCGGCTAGCAACGGTCCGAATGTTTCCCGGATTGCGTCACGGACGCTGGGGCGGTTTTTCGCATCTCCCCAGGTCTCGACCTGCCAGCGATAGCACTTCTTCGGCGTTCCCTCATTAAACCGGAGGTCGATCTGACGACACGCATTGTCGAGCGCATCGAGCAGCGCCGTATCTAATCCTGCCCCCGTTGAGCCGTTGAGACGATTTGCGAGGAATACAATCGTGGCCAGGACGCCGAATTCCTGTCCAGGCGTATCGTAGATGCTGCTTTCATGGCGCGCGCTGGCGATTTCTTTCTGTACCCACTCTGGCAGCGGCTCGCTGGCGGGGGTGGACACGTCCGGCGTCGGGACGCTCACGGGGGCGGTTAAAATGCTGTGCAGTACGACGTCGAGGTCGTCCATGAGCGCGTGCTCCTTGCTGGGCGCGTCTTCATAGTCAGCGACGTAGCTGAATGCGATGTATGGCCGCAACTCCCGTCGCGCAGGACGACCCGCGTAGATCGCGATCGACAGTCGGTCGATGGCGTCCGCTAGCTTTTCGTCCCGCTCTGCGTGTGGGAGAGATGGGCCTTGAGGTGCCGTGGCGAGTACCGCAGCGACCCGAATGGCAGCACAGCCCGCGCATGATTCCGGGGACCTGTCATATACGTCCATTGCCTCGCACTGAATACACAGCGGTGCCAGAAGATCCGCCTGTATCGCCGCCTCAAGCTGTATGCGGTCCATCTGTTCGTCTCGTTCGTCGCGGTGGGTGGTCATACAGCACTCACTTGTGGGATCAGTTCCCAGCGATACTTCGTGGTGTAATCCGTCGCCTTGAGGGTGCGAGGGCGTTTCACGCGGCCCCAGGCTTCGGCGCGGGTGGTGTGCTCGGGCTCAGGAACGCCAGCAGCTCGCAGCGATGTGCCGGGTTCGCTCGTCAGAGTGTAGGTCTTGAGCGATGTACCGCCCATCGACTGCCACACTCGACGAGCTGCGCCATAGAGGAACGAGCAAGCGTTCGCCGTCCCGTCTGTGGCGAGCCGCGTCACTTCCGCACGACCCAAAGCGTTCAGCATCCGCGCCTTCGGTTGACCCACGACGACAACGCCCACGAGCTTATCTCCCAGCCACGCACCGAGCGCGAAATAGCCGCCAACGAGTTGTGGAGCGTGACGATGCTCGGTGCCCACGAACAGCTTTGCCCGCTTCATTGGGAGGAAGCCGTGTCTGAGTTTACTTGCCATGGCTTCCCCCAGACAGCAGAGCGGGATGGGAGAGAGGAGTCATGCGACCATCCGGTGTTGGAGATGGGAGAGGAGTTGCGTGCCGAGGTATTCGGTGTAGGATGGTGGGATGGCTTGTGCGAGCTCGTCGCAGGTCATCCAGTTGATGCCAAGGGCGCGCTCACCGTCCGCCTTTTTGAACTGACCACCGGCGACGGTCACGATTCCTGAGACACCCCACGCGCCCTTGCCCGAACTCGCGTTGAGTGTCCCTTTGCGCCGGTCATTGATGCGGCGTCCGTTCCCAATGACCTGGTCGTGCTTGACGTGCTCGGGACTCATCAGCAACATCGAGCTTTCAAACCGGCGATGGCGGTAACACGGAAGCCCGAACATGCGACCGCACAACACCACGCCGCCAAGCGGAGCATCCTCCACGTTCTCGATGATCCACGGCTTGCCAATCGAGTTCAGCAATTCACGCGTCGGATCGATGAGGAGCGGCCACGTTCGCCCTTTGAGCCACGGAAGGTGCCGAAGACGGCTATATCCCTGGCACGGCGGCGATGCATGGATGGCATCGTACTCATGGCCATGCGCCGCTAGATATTCGAGCGCGTCACCCTGCACGAATTCAAACGGGTACCGCGGCTGGGGCTTGATGTCCACACCGACCACGTCGAAGCCCGCGCGGTGATAGCCCATCCCAGCACCTCCCGCTCCGCAGAAGAGATCCAATAACCTAGGCTTCCCCATGACGTCCTCCAGGGGCTGCTGAGAGAGTGGGAGGAGTGGGTTTGTGCATCCAGTGCGTGATGACGCCCATGTGTCCGAGCGGAACCCATTCCCCAGGCATCCAGCGACCGGATTCGGGATCGTCGATTTCGTCCTCCCAGAATCCAACGGCGACTGCGGTGCCGTCCGTGACGAGGATTTCGTCTGACTTTGGCGCTGTGTCGATTGGTTGCCACTGATTGCGTTCGACTTCCGCGATCAGCATCGGCATGGCGGTTCGAGCGGCGGCGATGAATTCCCCGTCAATCGTACGGTTCGCATTGATCGTCCCGCCTTCACTGTCCACTCCGTTGGGAATCCATTCCATCTCGAAGGTCCGATCGTGCCAGTTTGTAAGGCTGCATCCGTCATAGTTCCACGGTCCCGGCGTCGCGTCGTCACACAGCTTTTTCAGTCCTTCGAGGAAAGACTTATCCAACATGGGAGACCTCCCGAGATGACTTGGCTGCCTTCGGTTTCTTTGTCGGAGTGACTGTGATTCGGACTTGCTCGACGTAGTATTCGCCGTCGAGTTTGAGGTGTTGCACGACGGCCTTCCGGTAGCCCAAGTCGCGCACATGCTTGGTCGCCAGTTCTAAGGCGAGCGCGCCGTCAACAAACAGTGTTCCGCCGTTCAGGGTCAGTATGCACGCCTTGCCGCGCTTATAGAGGTGCACGACACTTCGGCTTTGTTCCTGCTCTGGTATGTCTCTCATGCGTGATCACGAGTGGGGGAGGGGGTAGCAGGACTAGACGACACTTGCCGCGTGCTTCCGTAGTAAGTCGGCGATGTCGTTCGCTTGGGCTGGCGTGAATCCAATCCACGCCGTGGGCTTGCCGAAGTCGATCACGACCTTGCCGTCTTTACTGCCAACGGCGATCGCGATTTCCCCTTCGTCGCTGTCGGTGAGCTTCCCGTCCGGAAACTTGCCTGTCGGCCCAAGCATCGACCGGAGGAATTCGGGCGGGAAGGAAGTATCTGCGCTGTGGTGTGCCATGGTATTAAGCCTCTGTGTGTAAGGGGGTTGGTACATCCCACTGCGCCGCCATGCGGTCGATCACAGGAAGGATTTCGGTGTCTCCGAGCACGGTGGCGCGGCGACGGCATTCCTGCGGGGATGTCGGAATGACATGTACCGACGTGCCCCACTCGCCGCTGTACCACTCCGCGCGGCGCTTTTCGGTAGTGTTGGTGGCGTCCACGATCACGCGCGTGTGACCGGCCAAGAACAGTGATCGCACCATGTACTTGGCGATGACCCACACCATGGGCTCTGCCTCGGCCACAAACCGCTGTCCGTGTAACGCGCGACGGATCGCGTCGGGATTCACCATGGGCAGTCCCTGCGCACGCGCCCACGTCGTCTTGCCGCTGCGCGGGAGTCCAACGGTTAAAATCAGTTCGTTCATGTCTTGGTCTCCTCTACAGGGGATGATCTGAGTGCGGTTTTGGCGTGGGTGCGCGCGCGTCTCGTGTGGCGCTTTGTGTCGGGGATCGGTGTGGACTCGGCGGTGGCACCGAATGCCGCGATCTCTTTCGCGATCTTGAGTGCTTTTCGTCCGAGTGGATGCCCAACGATATGCTCCCACGTGTCGCGCGGGCGTCCACTTGTCTCCGCCACGAGGGTGATCGCGACTTCGAGCGGGGCGACGCCGTCGGTGTACGCGAGGATACGATTCAGTCGTGCGCGATGGTGATGGCGCTGCTGCATGGCGTGCGCGCGTGCGGTGTCGCGGGACATCGTCATAACGCGGTCATGGTGCAGGTCGCGTCGGCCGTCAGATGCGGCAACGCGGCCACCAACTGCGTGGCATGGTGCGCACAGCGGCGATACTGCAACACGTTCCGGCCGTCATTGACGGTCACGACGGTATCCGCGAGCAGTCCGCAGTGTGGACACGTCGTGTCGGCGAACGCCATTAGCGCACCTCGTCGACGAGTGACGCGAGTGCGTTGCCAACATCGTCACCGATGCGCGTGGGGCCTGCAATGCGCTTCGTCTCGTCGCGGGTGAGGCGATGGTGCTGCGTGCGATGGCTCTGGGCAGCAACGCGCGCCTCGTGCGCCTGCGCCAGTGCCAGGTCGACCCGATGGCGTTCGTCGGCGTCTCGCTTCGCCTCGACGTATCGCGCAATGAATTCCTTCCGTGCCCATAGTTCCTCGTCGACCGTGAGTCGACGAAAGCGCGCGGGACCACCGACGGCGAGGAAGGCGCGCAATCCGACATCGGTCATTCGGGACCGCGCTTCTGCCATGAGGTTGTCCTTGCCGTTCCACGTGAGGATGTCTCGGAACACATCCGCGGCCTCGATTGCAGGATCCCCCTGCGGCTTCGCCTGATCGATGATCTCCTTCGGCGAGGGGAAGAACTGGTTGTCCCGGTACACCAGCCGCGCACCGGCGACGAATTCTTCGGTCGTGAGCTCCGCATTCAGGATGTCATAAAACACCAGCTGTGATGGGGCAGACAGCGGTTTGTTAAACTTCTCTCCGAGCAGTGTGATCCACTGCTTAAACTGCTCCTTGTTGATCATGTGACGTCTCCGTCGTCGGGGATCATCTCCATCGCCGCGGTGGCGTTGGCGTAGGTCTCTTCGAGCACGGATGGCTTGCGTCCGCGGGTGTCATTCGTAGCGCGTGGCGGGCGAGTCGCATCGCGGAGGTATCCGCGGAAGTGACGGAGTGATGGCTCCGCACCGTTGGCGTTGTAGTCGCGCATAGCAACCCCGAGCTGTTCTGGGGTGACTGTGACACCATGCATCCCATCCAAGGCGCCCAGACACTCCGCAGCCCAGGCTTGGGGACTCGGGACGCGTGCGAGGAGCTGGACGGCATCAACGACGTATGCCGCAGGGAGCTTTTCAGAGAGCGGTGCTATAGCTTCGACAGCCTCCGCTTCACGCGCCTGCGCGGATGCTGCTGATGTAGTAGTAGTTCTTTGACTATGACTATGACTATGACTATGACTGCTAGGGTTTTGTTGCCCGTTTGCTAGAGGCGATACGGTAGCATTGCCAGTAGCATTGCTTGAGCATTGCTCGTCGACGTGACTCGCATTGGTCCCGCCGCGCTGTGCCCGAGCCTGCGCGCCGAGGCGCCCCGCGTTGGCACGCCGCTCGTGCTTGGCGAGGCTGTCCTGGTACACCGCCCAGAGTTTGCGATTGCGAAGCCGCCCATCCACGAGTTCGAACTGCTGCTTCACAAAGGGACCGAGTTTCTTCCAGTGCGCGCCGAGCCGAGACATCTGCGCGAGCGCGACGTCGTCGTTAGGCAGCGTGCATGGCGCCGTCTTGCTCTGCCATGAAATAGCGAGCAGGCGGATGAATGCGCCTTCCTGGGCCGGCGTCATCTGCGAGGTCGCCTCGCCGCCGAGCCAGTCGTTCACGATAAACGGGAAGTAGAAAAGGTCGGCCACTATTCCGCAGTCCATGGACGCGCGCGGAGGATCGCCGGATGTTTTCCGGTCGTGGGATTCGTGATCGTGTCGGTCGTCTCTTCGATCTCGCCGCGTTTCTTCAGCGCATCAACGCTCGAGGTGATCCAATGTTCCGGCACGCCGAGTTGCGCGGCGATCTCGAACCGTGCAAGTCCATGCGACGACGCGCGCAAGACCATCAGCACCTGGCGCCGACGTCGGGTGGCAGCCGTGTCTTTCACCTGCACGGCCGCAGTCCGCGATGTGGCGCTCCGGGTTGATGGCACCGGCGCAGCGAACACGTCGAGTTGGTCCGCGAACTTCAT